TACGGGAACCCCTGAGTTTTACAGTGATTACGACTACACGCATTGGCTTGTAGCCCCAACACCTGATGCGGCTTACACGTTTGAAGTCTTGTACTACGAACGCATTCAACCCTTGGATTCTGCCAATCAAACCAATTGGTTCACCATCTACGCGCCTCAAGCGTTGCTGTATGGGTCTTTGTTGCAAGCAATGCCATTCCTCAAAAATGATGAGCGAATGACTATGTGGAAGGCAAACTATGACCAAATCATGCAAACCTTAATGGCTGAAGACAAGTTGCGTATTGCTGATCGTCAAGCCGTAGTGATGGACAGTTAAGGATAAATTATGAGTTACAACAGCCCCTTTACGGGTAACGTCATCCAACCAACGGATGTTTCATACCGCGACATAACAATTTCAAATACAAATCTTCAGTTGGAATGGCCTATCAACGGTACGACTACTGATGATGCCGCCGCTCGTATTATGGAGGTAGCGACTACTGGGGTTTCAGAGTTGTGGATGCCCCCTGCTAATCAGTCTTCGGTAGGTAACGATGCGTTGATTCGTAACACTGGCGGTGAAGACTTTGATGTCATGGACTATGCGGGTATCAACACGATTGTGACGGTGTTGGCAGGCGAGGCTCAGTACATCTACATCACCGACAACTCAACCGAGGAAGGTGTTTGGGGCATCATTGCCTATGGTATTGGTTCTTCTGGTCAAGATGCCGCCACCCTTGCAGGGTACGGTCTTTTGGCTATTGGTCAGACACTGAATCAATCTCAACCTGTTACAACTTTTTCCTCTAACTACACAGCATTAACCACGGATCGCTCTAGCACCTATGTGTGGACTGGTGGTGCAGGAACTTTGACTCTGACTCTTGCGTCAACATTGGCTGACAATTGGTTTATGTTCTTGCGCAATAGTGGAACAGGTTCGTTGACTGTGACAGGAACTGGTGGAAATACCATCAATGGTTCTACTTCCATCATTCTTCAGCCAACAGATTCCTGCATTATTGTGTGCAGTGGATCGACTTTTTACACCGTAGGTCTTGGTAAATCAACGCAGTTTGCGTTTACCCAATTATCTAAAGCTGTTTTGTCTGGAAGCTACACCCTAACCGCTTCAGAGGCGTCTAATGTCATTCAAAAGTATACAGGTGCGTTAACAGGAAACGTAACAATTGTGGTGCCTGCTACGGTTCAGGTGTACTACATCGTAAATGAAACATCAGGTGCTTACACCGTCACAATCACAACAGGTTCTGGCGGAACTGCTGTTTTGACCGCAGGCAGTCAAGCTACATTGGTTTGCGATTCTGTGAACTTGTACAACGCAAACACAGTTCTTGCTGGTGCCTCAGTTGTAAGTTTGAATAACGGCTCTGTTGGCGCACCGTCTTTGAATTTTGCATCAGAAACAACAACAGGTATTTATCGCGCCGCTTCGGGTGAATTTAATACGACAATTCTTGGTGTTTTGAGATCAACAGTTTCTGCATCTGGTCTTGCAATTGTTGGAACGGGAACCTTTAGTGGTGGTGTGCTTGGAGGCACATTTTGACCAAAAAGGTTTTTACATTAGACACCCAGCCCGGCGTTCAGCGGGACGGAACCGTGTTCGATGCAAACGCTTATATTGATGGTAGGTGGGTTCGTTTTCAACGAGGTCGCCCTCGTAAAATAGGTGGCTACAGGGCTATTGTTCAAAATGCACATGGGTACTCTCGCGGTATTTATGTCAACTCCGTTGATGGAAACAATCAAGTTTTTAATGGTTACGACGATGGGTTGGAAATTGTCAATATTGATAACGACGGGATTGGGTCGGGGATAAACCAGTTCACGTTCACAGGCCCAGTGCTGACACTTAGCACGCTTGTTGGTGGTTCTGGTTATGTAAACGCCACCTACACGGCTGTTCCTCTAACAGGTGGATCAGGAACAGGGGCGCAGGCTACTATTGTAGTTGCTGGCACAGCCGTTACCTCTGTAACCATAACAAATATCGGTAATGATTACGTTGTTGGGAATACATTAAGCGCCTCAAACACCAACCTTGGTGGTAGCGGTTCTGGGTTCTTAATTACAGTTGCCACAATTACTACTTTTACAGCAAACAATTTAAATCTGTGGCAATTTGATTCAAGTTTTGACGCGCAGGGTTCTGGTGATCAATTATTGATAGCACACGCTGGACAAAACCTTGCACAGATTGACGCAATTGCTTTGTCACCAGTTCTTGCTGGTGACATTTCTGGGCTTACATTGTCTCCCCTTGTAGACTCTTCTGGAACAGCACCAACAGGCGACATCATTGAAGTTGCTGGTGGTGTGGTTGTACTGCATCCGTATATTTTTGTGTATGGGGACAATGGGTTAATTAAAAATTGCGTTGCTGGTGATCCCTTTGATTGGAACGGGCCTGACTCCAACGAGACCAATGTAGCCTCTACAAAAATTGTTAAGGGTCTTCCTGTACGCGGTGGATCAAACGCACCGTCTGGTTTGTTTTGGTCGTTAGATTCTTTGATTCGCGTGTCTTACACTCCGACCACAACTACTGTTGGTTCAACATCTAGTACCTTTTTCTGGCGCTATGACATCATCTCTAGTCAATCATCTATTCTTTCTAGCCAGTCTGTGATTGAGTACGACGGCATTTATTATTGGTGTGGATCAGATAGGTTTTTGCTTTACAGCGGTGTGGTTAAAGAAATTACAAACACGTTCAACCAAAATTACTTTTTTGACAATTTAAATTACGCACAACGCCAAAAAGTTTATGCCAACAAGGTTCCTCGTTTTGGAGAAATTTGGTGGTACTTTCCGTCTGGAGACTCTGAGGAGTGCAATGATGCGGTAATTTATAACGTGCGAGAAAACATTTGGTATGACGCTGGTGAGGCATTAGGTGCGAACAGGTCGGCTGGGTATTTCTCACAAGTGTTTCATTATCCAATCAATGCTGGTACAACCAAGACCACACAAGATTTACTTTTCTCAGCATCTATTGCAACAACCAATAGCAGTGCCAACATTACGATTGCCCCTAACAATTTGGTTGCTGTTGGTCAGTTAGTTATATCAACTAGTTTGCCTGCTAACAGTTTAATAAACGCTATTGTTGCAACCTTGGCATCTCCTACAGCGGTGTCTGGCGTGTCTGGTGCAAGCACGATTGTGGTTAGCAGTGCCACTGGAATTTTGCGCAATCAAGCTGTAACTGGAACAGGTATCGGAGTTGGGGCAGTTGTCACGGTCATTGCTGGTACAACAATTACATTGTCTGTTGTTAATAGCGCAACTGTGTCTGGTGCGCTTTCTTTTGCTGGTTTGACTTTAACGCTATCTTTAGCGGCTACAGCAACAATAATTGAGACTGCTACATTTAACACTGTGGCTGGATTAGTTACGTTATGGCAACACGAAATAGGAACTGACGAAGTAGTGGCAAGCACTTCAAATGCCATTGAAAGTTACTTTGAAACATCGGACTTGGGTTGGGTGCAGGGCGGCCCGCCCCAGACCTCGCCAGTTGGGGATAATGTTTGGCTTCGCTTGGAGCGTGTTGAGCCTGACTTCATTCAGACTGGCGAGATGACTTTCAGGGTAATTGGTCGATCCTTTGCAAAGTCTGCGGATGTCACATCTGACCCTTACCCCTTTGATCCTGATACTGGCAAAATTGACATGAGAGAACAACGACGCGAGATTCGATTGTTTTTTAAAAGCAATGTGGAGGGCGGTAACTACCAGATGGGTCGAGTTTTACTTAGCGCCACCGTTGGTGATGTGAGACCATAATGCTTGCCGTTGTCTACGACCCTCGTTACCACACCTTTGACTCATGGGCGTCAATTATGTGTGAGGCTTATGCTGGGCAACAGTTATCAATTCCAAACGAACAAACCGATTGGAAACAGTGGGCAACGGGTTTGAAAGCAATTGATGTGTTTACAAATGAGGGCATACCTAGCCCTGACATCTACGATGACTGGCACGATTGGGCGGCGGCTCTAGTCGGTGCTGTTAACCAACGGGTTAAATAAGATGAGAAACGAATACGACTACGAAGAGGTCTATGAGGACACTGCGCCTGCGGCTCCGTCTGATGAACAAATTAGAGCATTTGTTGAAGCCAATATTGGTAACCCAGCACTAATTGCTGAGACAGCCGCGCAGTACGGCGTTTCTATTGCTGACTTGTCTCGTGCTACTGGATACGATTCCAATGTTGTTGTAGATTATTTTCAACAGGCTGATGTTGCTCCACCTGCTTATGAACCTCCACCTACTGGCGGTTTAAATGCTGTTTCTGTTGCTGAGGAACCTACTCCACCACCTCCTCCAGATGAACCTGTTTACGAGCCTCCTCGTCCACCAGATGAGCCAGTGTATGAGCCTCCGCCTCCTCCACCAGAGCCGCCAATTTACGAGCCTCCACGTCCTCCTGTAATTGTTGAGTCTCCACAGCCTCCTCCTCGTCCAGAAGAGCCTCCTCGTCCTGAGCGCCCAGAACCTCCCCCACCTCCTCGTCCAGAGGAGCCGCCACCAAAAGAAATTGTGGAAACAAACGCGCCTGTTGATTTAGGTGATGGCACGTTTAGGACGCGAGGAGGAACACTTATTGACAAAGACGGTCGTCCAGTTACTAAGGCTGTTGATACAACTACCGCGACTGTTAGTGAAACTACACCAGCCGCAACAACTGCGGCAACAACTACTGCAACGACACTGCCAACAATTACTGACTATCAAGGTAATCAGTATGACGGTACTCAATTGTTAACTTTGGCGCGTCAAATTTCTGAAAACGCAGGCTCCATGACTGGAGGAGCATTCCAAACCAAAGGTCAAAACATTGGCTTTGCCGCCAGTGAAGCAAACACTTTATTAGGCAGGACAGCCACAGCGTCCGAGCAAGTGCTATTAGATATGGCGCGTCAGATGATTCAGTCAGGTGTGACTGACTTAAATCAGTTAAAGACCCAAGACATTACGACTAGCGGTGTCAGTGTTCAACTTGACCCTGAGACAAATCAATACTACGCGCTTATTCCAAGTGGAGATGGCGAAACATCTACTCGCAAAGATTTAACTCCTGATCAGGTTGCCAAGATTAAGACTAATGAAATCATGGGTAGCGGAGAAGGTGATGGCACATCTACTTACAAAACAATTGATGACCTAGTCACAGGCAAAGGTTTGTTTGCTAATGGCAAGCTGTTGTCTCAAGCAGATGCGGTAGACAATCCAATTGCGTACACCATTGGCGCTACCTACACTGGTGGTGGTGGAACTAGCTATGATTTGAAATTCGATCCTAAGACTGGCAAGTCGGTAGTTTCTGCAAATGGTTTTACGACCAGCGATGCAGACACGATCATGCCAATCATTATGATTGCGTCCAACTTCCTGTTGCCCGGCGTTGGCTCCATGCTTACTAGCACTCTGCTTGAAGCTGGTATGAGTGAAGTGGTGTCTCAGGTTGTTTCTAAGTCCATCATCAACGGCGTGACAAGCGGGATCATGGCGGAAGCCTCTGGCGGTGATTTTGGCGATGGATTCTTAAAGGGTTCTATTACTGGTGCAATCTCTGCTGGCGTTGCTCCAATGATTTCCACAGCGTTGCCATCAGACCTTTCGCCTGCGGTATCAGGCGCTCTTACTAGAGCAGGCACAGCGGCTATAACGGCGTTGGCAACAGGTACAGATGTCGGCACTGCCATTGGCACTCAGTTGCTTAATTCTGCTGTTGGAACGGGTCTCTCTTCTGTTACTGGCGAGATAGGTCTTTCAACCGCAGATGCAAAGTTGTTGAATTCTGTTTTGACTCCAGTGGTAACTCAATTAGTTACCAACGGTAATGTCAACGATGCAACCCTAATGAATGCGGTGTTGTTGGCTGGTTCAACCATTCTTGCCAATACAGACTCTTCTTCCGTTAGCAATGTTTCTACATTAACCACTGGAAGTGATACCGACAAAGTGGTGGGTGGATTAAATTTACTTGCAAACGAATCAGGCAATGAAACAATAAATAACATTGCGTCTACAGTAAATACTGGTTTGGGTGCGGTCTCTACAGCAACTGGCTTGTTAAATAAAGCAACGTCTTTGACCAATACGCCTAAAACAAAAATTGATAAAACAAGAGCCAATTTGACTGGTGCTTTAAGAACAAATACGCCCACAACTAGAA